AATATCATATACTTTGTTCAACAGTCTTGCGGTTATCGGATTAGCGTTTAAGTAAGTCAGAAAACTTGATTTATTATTAGCGATAACGCCAACATTGTCGGGTACTTCAAAATATAAATTATTTGTTGTCTGTCCGTTGTAACCACCACCAACGTACAGATAATTGCCTGTTGATGTGTAGTTTTGATATTCGCCGATTGGTAAGTTATTGTTGACTCTACCGCCTACTAAAGCAAAAACATAATCGCCTAATGCAGATGAAATCCAAGCCCAAGACTCTGCTAATGCACCTGAAATAAGAAAATTTTGCTGCCGACATAAAAAAGAATGATGCCAACATTTTAGATTACTTTCAATGCCAAGTTTTCGCATCATTTGCAGACTTTTCTGCGAATGTCAAAACATACACCGCCGCCGTCTGCGTTTGCCCTAATAATCTGCTTGTTGATAGGCATCAAAACTTCGTTATTTTTCAGCACTCCTAATTGTATCATACCTCTTGCCCTCCTGTGCAAAAAACTGTATTAGCATCTAAGAAAAATAAGGTCATTACTGAATGTATGCCCCAACTTGTCGCACCGCCTAAGATTGTAACATCAACATCTTCAGGGACAATCTCGAAATATCCTACTGAACTTTGTCGAATAGTAATTATATCATTTTGCGAAAATGTATCTTTATTGACGACCAAATCAGTAACTTCTTCATCGTCATCGCCTTGCAAGGCAATCAGTTTATCAACATCTGTAACCGCTAAATCAGCACTTGCAGGAACTCCACTCTCAACCGTAATTGTTCTGCCAACTTCTAATGATGAGCCACCGCCTGCCACTTCCTCCCAATCCGCATCTTTTCGAGCGTATTGATTGCCGTCAATCGGTGCTTCGGGGATTATAGATGGTCTGTTATCTAAACTATTATAATCACCATCAAATAACAGATTAAAATTGTCGGTTAATTCTGAAATATCGCCCGGAATTGAGCCTACAAAATTAGCGGTAATCTTTTCCTCCTCATCATCAAAACTGAACTCAATTGTTGCCGTATCTTGAAATTTTGTTTTGAGTTCGTCCCAGTCTAAACCGCCACCACCACCTGCTGCTGATATTGTAATTGTTTTGGCAACCGAATCAACAACAAATGTAATATTATCTCCCTCTTGCAAAACATTAACTAAATCTAAGAATGTCAGATATTCTGTTGAGGCTGCCAAAGTTGCCTTTCTTTGTAAGTTGAAATCCAGGCTCAATGTATGCATCGTCTGTTCTTGCCCTGATTGCGTCCCATGTAAGGAATCTGGTCCGGATATAAGATTTACATATAGATAAAATGTTTCATTCTTAACAAAATTAGCCCTATTATGCAGTAACGAAATAATTGCCTGTGCCCAAAGGTGGGCAGCGGAATAGGTTTCATGCGTTATGATAATCTGGATTGTTTCGTAAAAGAATACAGAATTCCCACTCACCGTTCCGGCGGGAGGCGTACTGCTGACATCATAAATGGTGACACAATTAGCAATATCCGGAGGTTGTTGGCTGATGAATAAGTCAACCCCAAACTCAAAATCTGCAAACTCTACCAATAAATCTTTTATATCTACGCTCGACGGATTCATTATTTCGCTGCTCCTTTTATTGTAATTCCTAATAATACCAAAATACTCTCTTTGTTTCTTTCTAATGCCTTAGAAAAGAATAATGCCCCTGATTGAGGATGACTCCATTTAATTGTCTTCCCTGCAGTCTTTCCTGTTTCTCCCATCTCATGTACTGCGGCAGCATAATCCGCCGTAAATCCCATAACCAAAATGGGATATTTTGTGAAGTTTGCCAAACCTTTTGCACTTGCAACCTGTCCTGAATCTGCATCGGAACCTTTATGTGATTTGTTCTTCGTAACTGAAAAGAAAGATTGCTGTAAATTCCTTGTCTTTCTCGGCACAATAGGATTAGATTTGTCCATATCATTACGGAGCATAATCCCAACTCTAATCAATCCATCTTCGGAAACTTCCTTCAATTTCTCAAAGTAATTGTTTAGATTCTTTGTTATTTTATCTATTCCTTTTATTTGCACCTTTTTAGCCATTTCAAGCCCTTTTCTTTTTTATAAGTAAATAGTATAAACGAACTCTGAAACCGCCTTAAACAACGGGTTTTTATCGATTCTCGCAATGGGAAACGCCTTTGGGATTAGTAGAGGATTAGATTGTTGTATTTCTTCCAATTCTTCTAACGTCCCTAAATACAAAAAACCATCCTCATCTATTCCTGCATCATCCACATCTTCCTGAGGAATCATTATCATTGCTTTGCTTGTATAATCCTTCCCATGTTTGTCTCGAATCAATTCAGTTGTATCATCCCAACGACATCTGATTTCAACACCTTCTGAAAAGATACTGTCTCCGAAACCATCTCTCGTTCCTGCTGTCCAATAAACCGCTGTTTGAACACTAATCGACTCTATGAATGATAATAATCCCATTTCTTATAATGATTTGAATTTAATTTTTTTTCCTGCTAATGAAGCCATGAATCCTGTCGTATCCAAAGTCAAAACCATTTGCCCATACGGAGTAGATTGTAATCCTGCCCCATAACTGCCGGCGTATTCAATCTTAGCTGTTCCTGCCTCCTCCTTAATAGATAATCTTTCCCGACTTGAAAATACCATGTGAGCGGCAAACCATTTAGTAATCTGTTCCAATATTTCAACTCCTAAATCAGATGTTCCTAAATTCTGTTGAATAAATAAATCCGCAGAATCTATGAACGCCTGTAAGTCGGTATCATTGACGGATGTCGTTAATATTTGTCTTAATTCACTTACAGTTGGTTCCATATCTTTTTTTCATTTTATGTAATTTCTTGCTCATATATTCCTCAACAATAGGATTCCAATCCAATCCCATCCACTCAATGCCTTTTCTAAATTCGCTGTAATCGTCAACAATCATTTTCTCCGGATGGATAACATATAGATTTTTCACTGTATATGCCACCTGCTCATACTTCTCTTTGTATTGGTCTATCAACCATTGCCATCCAGCCTCATCCAAAAATGTATTCATATAATGAGTTTTCATGCATGATTGAATAATGTCCTCATCCTTTCTTTTTACAATTATCCAATAAGCATCCGGAAATGCTGCATTCCATAATTTCCATGTCAACAACAATCTGGAATCTTTCACAAACCATGTATTATAAGGACTTCCAACTGATTCATATAACCGATTAGATAAATTCTTTATTGGTTTATCCAATCGAGTTTCTGTAGGTAGGGGGAAACGCCCTCCGGGGTCTGCTTTCAAATGGCTTAATATCTCAGACATAAGGCTGGATACATGGGGATTGGAATTCATTTTTGTCAATTCCGCTCCCCCGTAACCACCACAACGATGAACTGCCCCCGCAATCATACTTGACCCGCTTCTGGGAACCCCTGTAATCAATATTGGTTTGTGTGTACTCATTACAATTCATTCATTTTCTTTTCTGCCATTGCTTCTCTATACTTCTTGTCGATTACCGGAACATCGATACCTTTTTCAAATACCTGATACCATCCAGAACCAACATGCCTTACTTCATATTCTTTTTTGTCTTTTGAACCTACAATATCCTGTTCCTCATCCTTTTCTTGTATTTCAACCTCTTTTGTTTCTTCTTCCTTCTTCTTCACTGAGATTACGGTTGGTTTTGGTTTAGGAATAATACCTTCATTACTGTTAGGATTTTGACCAATGATTTTCTCTTCCTTTTTTTCTTCCTTTTTTTCAACAATTTTTTCAGCAATTTTTTCAAATAAATCTGAGAACCCTTTTGGAATCAAACTGCCTTGGATAAGTTGCCCTTCCTCTGCATAAGTTCCATCCAATAGCTGAACGGGTTTTTTTCTTTTTAATTTGTATGCCATTGTATTTTCCTCCTATTTTTATTTTTATGATTAAAAAATTAAATTAAAAAAAGTTTGTGATTAAAACTTCTTTCTCATCTTTACGCAAGATGAACAATACCACTCTTTCCACCTGCCGCAGCACGAATCTGAGGTAATTGAATTGTCATTACTTTGAAATTCTTCGCAAAGCCACCTTCACTGTCCCACTGAACATTAGTAAGCCCAAATCCTTTCACAAGTCTTACGACATTGGAAGTCATCTGAACTAATAGAACATTGTTCGCAGGAAGTCTGTCAATTGTCTTAATTCCAAGAATGTTTTCAATCTTCAAAAGCCTTTCACGGATTGTAGTTCCGGGAGTCGATGTATCATAATCCTTATCTATTGCAGTTTCATAATCCGTGGGAATATAAAGCATGTAAGGACCATAATGCCCATCATCAATTGCATCCTGTTTCATTGCTAAAACCTGATTCACAATGTCCTCTCCGGTCTTAGTTGAGTCATCCCAATTCTTCACAATCGCCTTTGTATTTCTACTCGGATGATTGATGTACGAATATATGGTACCTCCAGCAAATCCATAGGTAGTGTTCTTGAATAACATATCCTCCTGAATTACGGCAACATTTCTGGCAGCCATTTCAGCATCTATGGTATCAATTCCATTTCCTAATCTACGACTTGCTTCCAATGCACGTAAATTGATTTGGTAGTCTGCATGAGTTATTGGAATAGGTAACAGTTTTCTTTCAAATTCTGGTCTATCATTCTTCCCTCTTGTCAATCCATCCATACTAACAGATGCTGAACCGAAATCATCCTGCTCATCATACTCCAACACAGTTGTTGCCATTGCATTACCAAGATTAAACACTAATCCTCTGGATTCTAAATCACTCACTCCTGCAAGTCTTTCCCTTGCTGCTCCTTGAACGGCTTCGTCAAGTTGTTTCCATTCATCCTTACGGAGAACGGTTGCTGCATTGACATTGATTGGCATCTTTTCCCATGCCTTAATCTCTGTCTGTGGTCCTTTCTTATAATTATAGACCATGATTTTCACTTTTCCATCATCATCCAAAAATGGACGGTTCTCGGAAGGAGTGAAAATCCCATCGCCTAAAATCCTTTGTCCAACTGTTCCGTTGGCATTCAGACCATCACCACTAATTAAATCTACTTTTGACATTTCGATATCTCCTTTCTTTTTATAGATTATTTACTTAAAAAATTCTCACTTGGATTCTGCTGGCAGTTCCTGTCGTAGTTACAGCCGTAATCGCCTGTCCAACAATCTGTTTACCAAATCCATAATCACCTGGAATATGCTTCTGCACCATTCCATTACCTGCACTTTCAAGCAAATCACCAACGACAACCGTCTGAGACGTTGTTAGTATTAGATTTGCCTCGCAACCTCGATTCGGTACCCATATTTGAACCGGGCTATCCTCGTCAATCGCAGTATCAATCCCCGCACCTTGTAATTCATCCTCAAGGGCAATATAAGGAAGGGCGTTTTCACCTGCATCTGCATGTTTCTGAGCCTTCCCATCTGCTCTTTCCTGAAGAATCATTCCTGGAGTAATTGCCTCATGAGCAACCATTTCGAGATTGATTTTTGAATAATCTTTTACTTTAATCGTATTCATTTTCTATTCTCCTTTCTTAATTACTTTTTTCTTTTTGATAACCTGGAATCATGAATGCATCATTTTCAGATAATTCTGTTCCTTTATTAACCACGGGAGCATTACCTCCAGGAGCAGCAACATAATTGCCTTGCTCTGTTTTTTCCTTCTCGGGATTCATTTTAGCAATCTTTTCTAAAGTTTCAGTTGGCATTGCCTTCAATTCGTCTTCCGACCAACCTGCTTCTGCATTCGCCTGAATACCTTTGATTAGATTTGTACGTTTTTCAGCATACATTGCCATTCCTTGTTCCATTTGCTTTCTCAATGATTCTGGCAATAAGGCAAGTGCCTTTTCAGTTTCAGCAGCATTTGTCTGAATAAATGTTTTCACATCATCCTCAGAAACCTTGCTCTCTACTTCCACAGGCATCATCTTATCTAATTGCTCCTCATTAAGAGTCAAAAGGAATTCCCTGTCGCAATCAGTGAACTGAGTGCGGTTGCATTGGATTAAAGCATCCACCTTTTGCTTCATTTTTGTTTCTCCTTTCTTTTCGGATTCTTCCGAATCGTTAGATTTGTTATTACTAATTTTCACTTTCACTTTCGGTTTAGAATATGCTGCATACTCCACCGATTTCACAACCCTTTCCGGCTCTCCGTCTAAAACAAGTTCTCCCGCCTCATTCATCGTATAGGATTGTTTGAAATATTTCTCAGTTTCGTTTGATTCACGAACCCTGCTTCGATATACAAAATAATCCGGATAAACTTCCTCAATCCAATTCACCATACGCTCACTGTCTAAACTGTCAACATATCGACTCACTTTCATTAAGGTTTCTTGAAGTCCTTGTTCAACATTGATTTGGATTGGATTGATTATTGTTGTTTCGCCAAAAACCTTTCTAATTTTTTCAATCATTCCAACCTCCTTTGTTTGATTATTACTATTTGAATTAACCCTGATTCCACATCCATCATTCCAACTACATGCCCCAACCTCTCCGGGCAATATTGCCAAATGGTCAGCCCTGTAATTGATTGCCACTGCTATATATGTCTCCCCTTTCCATTCTCCTTCTTCCTGTCTTTCATTACTATATGAACCAATTGACACATCTAATGCCCTGTTGGCTTTTATATATTGATACGCCTGTGGGCTTGCGGCAATTAACTTATTTTCATTCAATACCAAATCTGCCTTTAATTTCCCGTTCTCAAATCTGGCATTCGTTATTGTCCCAACATGAATCACTCCTTCTGTATTAGCAGATATATATTGTCCTTCTGCATTCTGAGGATGCCCAATAGTAACGGGAATTCCATTCCATTCATTCGCATATTGTTCTAATCCCTCTGCCGTATGTAGGACTGCTCCTCGACTGCCATTATGTACGCCAGGAACCATCATCACAGCAGGAACAGTGATTGTTCCATTTTCCGTATGAATCACAAGGTCAAAATCAACATTTCTAATCCCTTGCTTCTGGATTAGTATGTCATCCTGCTGATTTGCTTGTTTTTCTTTTGTTTTAGGCATTATTTTTAATTTTATAATTTATATTACTTTTTATTTTCCTCGCTTAAAATTATTATTCTATCAATAAGGGAAGTATCATAC